CCGAAGACTTTAAATTCTTTTGAGTATCTCAGACTTCTCACCTGAGTTGTGTGTATCTGCTTTGAATTCCACCTTAGCACTATTTTATGCTCCCCGTTGTGTTAGTATGTGTGTTATTTGTGGAAACCTTGAGATGTGTACTCTTTGTATTCAATCACCCGGAAGCGATGTTTCGTCCGAACGCGGCATTTATGCCCCGTTGGTTAACGCGACTCATTCTTCTGGTGTTGTTCATCCTACTCACCACTGTAGATTCCCGTCTACCTCAAGCGATTCAAGTATTCACGGAGTCACTTTTTATGTGCCGTCCGCGCAATCAGGATCTTTGGATCCAACGTTATGCTCGCACTCTGCTTCAAGCAGGAGTTCCAGCGGAAGTGGTAATGAGGACAGTGAACATTTACGTGATGGTTCAGCCAGTTTGGTGGCCGACGGAAATGCTTTACAGCTTTTACGTCTCAGTGACACTTATCATGGGACACCCGACATTGACCACAGTAATGATTCCACACTTGGTCAAGATGATGTGGATATCAATGAGCTATATGATGTCGCTCTTAGGCATCACACTTTAACTCGTTACCATGAAGGTGCTCGCGCCGTTGCCCACGACTGGACTAATTTTGATCAAGTGGTGACTAACCCACCTATTCTTATACAAGGTGGTGCGCAAGTTTTTAATTTTGTGTTGGGTGTTTTCTTTGGTTCGACTAGGTTTAGGCCTATCAATTATCGGCCTATAGTTCCTTTTGGAGATGACAACGTTGATGAAGATTTTGGTTGGTTGGTGCGCTATATGGAGCGCTTTGATCCCTATCAACCCCATGATAGGTGTCGCCTTGAAGACTGTCCCCCAACAAATTCAATTGAGGGACAGATCGCCGCCAAGATCATCAAGCTTACAGTGATGTCCTTTAGTTGTTCAAACCATCTTGGTCTTAGTCATGTTATGTGCTACGATTGTGTCGGGAAGTTGCTAAAACTTTATCCACTAGTTGCTCCTTCTTTTAGAAGTGAACTTCTATTGGAAGTTACACGGCGCCGAGTCGTTGAGAAATTGCAATTCAAGGCTTTTTGTGCTATGTCTACTGCACAATTAGCGCTTAGGCGTCGTTTCCCAGCTCCTTGGGTTTACAAAAGTCCTGCGGATGAACTAATGAAATCTATTAGAATCATCGGTAAGCTCAGGAAGCACGTCAGGCATAATAACATTGACTCCGCTAATTATATTATGGAAACTTTCCATGTTGCGGAAAAGAGAGGTTTTACGTTGACCATGGAGGGTGAATATGTTGAAATAGCTTATCCTCAAATTAACAAAAAAGAAGTACAAAAATCAAAAAAAGAAGTTTCTCATTTCATTGATGTTGCTATGTGTATTGAAAACAAGAAAAAGCAAAAAAAACAAGAAAAATTAATAAAACAAAAAAGAGAAGTTAAGTACGAAAGAGCCTGGCCACAGATTGATGGCCCTTGCAAGGCTGGTAATTGCTTTGGCATTTTGAATGAAGATTTGCATTTGTGTGTAGCTCACTCTAGTAATTGCGCTTGCAATGTTGAAAAAAGCAAATTCATTCGAGAAGTATCACGTGGGACCCTATACACTATCAAGAAGTGTACAGGTCACAAAGTTTTCAAGCTCAAGAAGCGCGATTTAGAACCTGGAAGGCCCCAGATGTTTAATGTACCGGTCGAAGTCAATGTCGCCCCTGATGTGGTTGAGGTTTTTACTCGTATCGCTGATTCATTAGGCAAGTTGGACCCGGTTTTAGTTCGTGAAAACGCTGAAAAGGTTGGCCAAGAGGCGAAGGATAATTTCAAGAGTGCAATGAGGTGTTTGCCTGCGTTGGTGATATTACTTGTGTCTGGTGTGAAGTGCCTTACGACTCCGAATTACGTTTGGTATGGTGTGCTGTCATTGGCCTCAATTACGCTACTTGCTCAAATAAGTAGTGAGTTCTATGATGTTTTGAAGCCAATGTGCGATTTGATGATGAAAATTGTGAACGGTGCGCGACCACAAGGAGGCATAGACCCTATGTACGCTGCGATCGGTAGAGTGGCCTTAATGACTATTTCCCTGATTACTACGGGTAGGAAAGCTGACATGAAGAAGATGTTGGATGTTCTCGCTGTGTTACCGAAAGCTGAAGAAGGCTTACAGTCTGTTGCCGTTTGGGTTGGTGATTTCTTTACGCGCGCGATTAATTTCGTGCGTAGAGAAGTTTTAGGTCTCGGAGAATTGGAAATATGCATTTCGAGTCACCCGGCCGTGCTTGAATGGTGTAAGAAGGTGGTTCAAATTGCCAATGAAGCCCATTTTGGCAAATTGCCCATTACCACTGTGAATGGAGACCGCATATTCAAATTATATATGCAGGGAATGAAATATTGTTCTGATTTCCCTAGGAATAAGGATAATGAGGCGATCAGGAATGACTTAGACGTGCATATTAGAATGCTGTTGAAGATGATGGGTCCCTTTGAAGCCGCAAATGTTACGTGTGGTGGTGCTAGACAAGAACCCGTAGCCGTGGTCCTTAGAGGAGCCACTGGATCGGGAAAGACCACAGCGCTATTGCCCATCATGATCGATGTGGGCATGCGTAAGATCCCAGAAGAAGACAGAGAGAGTTTTAGGAAGAATTACATGGATCATGTGTTCACGAGGAATCCGGAAGTCGAATATTGGGAAGGCTACAATGGACAGTTCATGTTTGTTCATGATGAACTCGGGCAGTTGAGAGACATGCAAGGTGATAAAGACAACCAGTGGATGGAGATTATTCGAATGGTTGGCATGTTCCCGATGATGTTGCATATGGCTGAGCTCAAGATGAAGTCGAATACTTTGTTTAGGAGCAAGTTTTGTTTCTTTACTACGAATGACTATCAATTCAAACTTGTGTCCATTTATGACGCCGAAGCAGTTAGAAGAAGATTAAATTTCTGCTTCGAAGTCACTCCTAAACTTAAGTATTGTAAGCCTGGTTATGGTGCCACTCTTAAATCGAGACGGTTAGATACGGATCACCCTGAAATTCGTGACTGTCCCTTCAACAAGGATATTTACGAATTCCACCGTTTTGATCTCATAGATGAGGATTTCACTGGCGAGGTTTACGGGTATGATGATTTCGTTGATCTGATTTGTGATGAATACGATAGGAAAGCTGGTAAAAATGATAAGTATCTCAAGTACCTAAAGGATTTGGCTGATTCATATGTAGCCAAACCTCAGATGCTATCCCCAGCTCAACAAGTTACGGAAAGGGTGAAAGAAGAAACCTTTAGTGATGCCCCCGAGATGCTGGATATAGATGACATATTGGATCTGGTCGATGACGTGACGTCACAGCCTACTATGGAGTTGTCAAAAGACGAAATAGAGGAGTTGGATTCACTGTTGCCCGAAGGTATAAAATCTCAGACCATTTGGAGTATTCTCCAAGAAAACAACCGCAAACTGTGCGATAAGGTGCGTGGCAAATACGCCGACATTAGAAAAGTATTTGTCAACCTCCCAAAAACGATACAGTTTGAGAGCATTATGCAAAAAGCGCGATCCTGCGCTTTTGGAACTGCCACTAAGACTTTAGATGTGGCAAAGGGTTGTATAAAGAGAATAGCGACGTGGATCAGAGTCGCTGGAGAATACATAGGAGAATGCATGGAAAAACACCCCTACCTCACGATACTTGCGAGTCTTGTGGGATGGGTGGTGGCAACATTGTCTGGTCTAATGCTAATTGGACCGGCTTTAATGAAGATGGCCGCCGCTACAGTGGTGCGAAATCCTAACTTGCCCCCTGATGATCCGGTATATTGGACCCCTGAAAGGCATGCTCAAGTTGAAAAAGCTATAGAGAAGCTCCAGAAGTACGTCAAGTACTTGACTCATGGCTATGAAGCCCTTGAAGATCTTCATGGTCAAACAACTTGGTATCCTTTTCAGTTCCCTCGTCATCACACCAATGGACAGACGTGTCATGGCCCATATTGCCACGTCTGTCACAGCTGTACCCAAGTCTTTAATGGTCCAGGACCGTATAGACCAAAGATCAAGAAGTGCGAGTTGGCTGATGTTGATGGTCCAATCGTTGTAACGCTCAAAAATGCTATGGCGAATTGGATGTCTGGTAAGATGTATGAGTGCCCCGAGAGAAATTTTGAGTCGCCATTTGCCAAGCCAGAATCTGGCACTAAGGGCCGAGGTAAGAAGCACGGTAAAGGCCACAAGCAACGAGTTGGTCGTAGGAGATTGGAACCTGCTGCTTTTGAGATTGCCCAGACTGATGAAGACATGTGGTCGGATGAGGTTTTAGAGAAATACATTAAGTATGAGACTGTGCGCATGGAAAAGGAGAAAGGTGTTCCCCAAGGAGGAGTTGATCACTGTGGTAGAGAAATCATGAAGAAATTGTGTAAACGCAATGTGTGGTCAATTTATATTGATGGTGTGGACAAGCCCGTAGGCCACTTTATCGCTTTAGGCGGTAACTTGGCTGTGTGTCCATACCATTATGTCAAGTTCTTTGAGGACTTGATCTTACAATCTAAAGGGGAGACTACAATTAACCCTTTAAAGAAGATCTCGCCCATCGAAATCAAGAATGAGTTGAGAGGTATAAGCCACATTATGGGAATGGACGTCATTATTAACGCTAGAAGAACTCAGCACGCTAAAGATTCTGATCTGTGTTATTTCCAATTGCCAAAAGCGATTGGAATGATGCCGAGTATAAGGAGTCTTTTCGTGCCTACTGAGATGTTAAATGATGTTCATGACTACGACGTTGTTCTGTGTGTTCCTGATGAGGATTTTGCTTGGAACTGGATCGCAAAGGCTGTCCCCATTAACCAGTATCCAATTCTGGATGATGATGGGGAGGTTTGGGAGTTGAGAAGGGCCTATAAATATGAAGTTCGAACAAAGAATGGAGATTGTGGTTCACCCTTGTTACTTTCAAATCCCAATATAGCACCAAGAATTATTGGGATACATGTTGCTGGTACTAAGTTAGGAGGTTTATCTGCTGCTATAACCCGAGAGGACGTGGACGATGCTTATGCATTGTTCCACGACACGATGAGGATGCCTAGAGAATTAGAGGGCTATCCTCAAATTGCAATTCCACCTTTTGAAGGCAATTTTATCGGTATAGCAGAGTGTCCATTGAAAGTTAACAGACCATTTGTCACGAAGATTCTACCCTCACGGCTTTACGAAGAGTGGGGTCCTAGTAGTACAGCTCCTGCCGTATTACGCCCTACCAATGGCATTGATCCATTGAAACTTGCCGTTGAGAAATATGGCAAAGCGAAGTTAGAACTCGACGAGAGAGAGTGTAGAATAGCCTGTCATGACTGGTTTAGTGTGCTTACAAGTGCACCAAACTATGATTACACGCATGTACCTGAAATATGCTCTTTTGAGGAAGCAATAACAGGGAAAGTTGGGGAAGAGTTCTTTGATGCTATATGTAGAAATACATCCCCCGGCTATCCTTTTTGCTGTCAGCCCACTCCTGGCTACCCAGGGAAGAAACGGTTCTTTGGGAAGAAAACGATCTATGATCTATATCGTAAGGAGTGTGATCTACTTCGAATTTTAGTGGATAATATGGAGAGAGATGCGGTTGATGGTGTACGACACTTAAACGCTTTTGTCGATTGCTTAAAAGATGAGAATCGGCCTTTGCAAAAGGTGAAGGAACTTAAGACGCGCATGATCTCTGCCGCCAATCTGCCACATGTAATTCTCTTCAGAATGTACTTCATTGACTTTATCCGAACAGTCATGAAGACGAGAATCTATAATGAGGTTTGTGTAGGACTGAATGTTTACTCCATGGAGTGGGATGAATTGGCCAAAAGACACAAAGATAAGGGCATTGAAACCATTGCGGGAGACTTTAGTGGTTTTGATACTAGACATTGTGCAACAATCATGTGGGTTATTTTGGACATGATCAATGGTTGGTATAATGATGGGCCTGAGAATGCTAGTATCAGGAGGACCTTGTGGTATGATTTGGTGAACTCGATTCACGTGTCGCATGACACTTTTTACATATGGTTTGGTGCTTTACCATCTGGACATCCGTTGACAACGATTTTGAATTGTTTGATCAACTGTATTCTTTTCCGGATAGTATACGCTCATATGCATCCCAATAAACCATTTTACGAAGCGGTTTTGGAGTTCAAAGTGCAATGCTACCTTAGTGTTTACGGTGATGATAATATGTGCACGCCAAGTGCACGAGTGATTAAGTGGTTTAACCAAGAGACGATCGAGGGGCCCATGGGAGCCATCGGATATGCTTACACAAGTGAGTTGAAGGATGGTTCCCATGAGAGGAGAGGATTGGAGAGAGTCTCCTTTTTGAAGAGAGGTTTTAGATGGTGCTATAGACTGCATAGATATGTTGCTCCTCTTGACCTTGAAGTCATTCTTGAAAGCCCCTATTGGACAAAGAAGGGCTTGATGGAAGACCAAATCAGTCGTGATAAAGTTGACATAGCTCTTGAAGAACTGGCTTTACACGAAGAGAATATTTTTAACGAGTGGGCGCCCAAGATCATTAGGGCGTCCATGGAAGTTCTTCAATACACCCCACCCCTGGTCGACTACGTGGCGCTTCAAGATAAGTGCTGCGCTAGCGATCGGTGGTGGTAACTCCTCGATCTTGCGCGCGTGGATAAATTTCTGTGGCTAAACCACGCGCGTAGTGCGAGGAGGGAGATGCAAGGAGGGCTGTTGAGCCATACTGATCAGGGCTTCTTGGGAGAAACACCCAACCAACCCAGGTCACCACAGTGCGGTACACAACGTTTGAGTTGACGGTGTACCAAAGAAAGAGACTTGCTGCTTCCCCCCCCTCTGGTTCCGATACCTCATCAAAAACGGAAAATGGTGGTGATAATACGACGAATGCTGCTGCATCTAGTGATAATCAGCAGACAGCCGCATTCTACAGTGATAAGCCTAGTGAATCTAAATCTTTACCACATGAAGCGGGCCTCCCTGGAGGCTTGTTGAAAACAATGGATGAAGATAGGACTCACACTATCATTGACTTTTTGAAGAGACCTGTTAAGATATGGGATGGTGATTGGGCGACGACGGATGTGAATGGTACGGAGTTGTTAGTTGCTAATGTTCCTGAGGATGTTTTGGGTTCGTACGATATGTTTGCTGATAAGTTGTCGGGATTCTATGGTTTTCGTGCGAAGTTCGTGTTGCGTGTTCAAATCAATGCACAACGTTTTCAACAAGGGATGCTATTGATTCACTACTTCCCCCAAGGGCAAATAAACCCGAAGAGGATGCAGTGCGCCAATCAGTCTCTCACGTTGAGAACTCAGCAACCTAGGGTGACTTTGGACTGTACTGAATCCGAAGCTATCTTAGAGATGCCTTATGTGTCGCCCTCGACACATTACAACTTGCTCACTGACAAGGGACCCATTGGTTGTTTCCATGTGGTCGTTTATTCCGAATTGGTCGCGATCTCTGGTGCTACAACAGTCCCTGTTACAATTTGGGGTCACTTTGAGGATATAGACATTGCTTATCCTACTTTGCCATTCACCCCCCCGGCAATTAAAAGTGAGTCCATAAAATTATACAAGAAGAAAGTTTCTTCCAGACCCAGAAGATTGGAACCTGGACGCCCACAAGCTGCAAAGCCTAAGCGGAAGGGTCCCTCTCGAGGGAATGAAGGGAACGGTTCTTCCCAAGCTCCAGGAGAGGCTGAATCCACAGCTGGTCCAGTTTCTTCAGTTTTGAAAAGCGTGGCTAACGTCGCTACGGCGGCGAAGGACATTCCTATCATTTCTGCAGTTGCAGGCCCAGTTTCGTGGGTTGCTAATCTTGCGAGCAAAGTAGCTAGTGCTTTTGGCTACTCGAACCCCCTCATCACATCAACAGTGACCAGAGTCAATAGGTCGCTATTTCCTTACGCAATTAACTGTACAGCTGAAGATACTGCCTTACCCATGGGTGTCTTCGCAGACAATCAAGTTGAATTGCTTTCTGGCTTCGCTGGGACCGATGTTGATGAGATGTCATTTGCCTACATCGCTGGAGTTCCTGCATTCCTGAAAAGGTTTGCGTGGGCCGACACTGATCAAGCTGATGACGAGTTGTTCTACAAACTCTTGTACATGAAGGACTTTCAAGTCGCTAGAACAGTGGCGACTGCTTCAAGTACAATCACGGTTTATGATCCTATTCCGTGTAATTATATCGCTAATTTTTACCGATATTGGCGATCGTCCTTTGTCTTCACTATTAAATTTGTGAAGACGGAATTCCACACTGGTAGAGTGGTTTTCTATTATTGTCCGGGCTCTTTTGATACGCCGGACGCTACCAATCGCCATTACCTTTATCGTGAGATTCTAGACTTGTCTGTTTCGAACGAATTTAAGGTCGTGGTTCCCTGGGTGAGTATCACTCCTTATAAAGAATTTGCCACTGAAACTCTTGGTAGTGTGGGGATCCAGGTGATAAACCCTCTGGTTATGCCGGATGGAATATCGCCTACGATCGACTGCATTGTCGAGGTTGCAGCTGGAAATGACTTTGAAGTTGAAAATCCAGGGGCTGAAAAGTACCCGATTCTGACTTTACCTGCACCAGAAGGTTTAGTAGAGTTGGAGCCGGGTCGTCCTCAGATGCTGAAGCAGAATGCTAGCTCCTCCTCGGGAGCGACACAAGAAACTTCAGTTGACGTTATCGCTAGTTCTAGTGCATACTCAGGCGGGCTCTCACCAGCCAAGTATTGCATTGGAGAGAAGATAGTTTCGTGCCTACAAATGATGAAACGTAGTGCCCTTCTGTTTGCTACTTACTCAGAAGGCAGCTCCCAGTTTACACTCAGAACTGGTGGCATGTATGTAAGCTACATTGAGGCTGGTACTAACGTCACGAAATCCGGTTTTTGGTATGACTGGGTTTCGGTCTTTGGCAGTTTGTTCGCTTATCGCCGTGGCGGAATGCGTATACGCATCGTCCCCGGTGTGACCAATGTGACCATATCTGCTAATACCTACCATCATCCGACGGCCACTACGAATTTGACCTATACAGGCGTTCCTTGGAATGCTCCTGATTTGTCGAATCGTGTGTGGTTCCCGACGAACAATACAGGAGGTGCTGAAATAGAGGCGCCTCAATATGCTCAAACACATATGTTCTTGAACGTTAGTGATTGTGCTCAGTTGCCTGAGGCGACCGAAGACCAATACTTTCGTGATAGCAACGTCCTTATTTGCAATCAAAATGCGACCATAACTGGCAGTTCCATAAATGTCAGCCGTCAAGTTTCAGAAGATGCGCAATTTGGTTTCTTTGTTGGAGCATTGCCCCTAACTGCTGCCGCAAACGTGTGTCAAAGCACGTCTTACGGCTGAGAGCAGTCTCTGAAGGGTGTGAATTGGTTTTTTACGATTTCCCAATTCCGGCGAAGTGAATACTTCACCCGTGGTTACCTCCTGTCGTACCAGTAAGGGAGTGTGACCGGCTCGCAAGAGTTTCCCTTTTCCACAATCAACTTTTCCGTGAGAGCTTAGTGAGGTTTATGTTTCTGTTAGGTGGAACCAGGTCCGATTTCTGCCTGGTCATTTAGTGTTATGGGACTAAGTGTTCAGATTTTCCCTTTTCCACAATCAACTTTTCCGTGAGAGCTTAG